GTATCGATGGCGGCAGAGGGAAAGAGCGGCTTGCCTGCCTCCCACACCGTGAAGGTGACATAGGCGACGCCGTCTTCTTCGTTGTCCAGGCGATGGCTGACATCACCGACTTGCACGGTGCGTACGCCCCACCAGGGGTGGATCATCTCGCTGGTACCAGGCTGATTCAGGGCGGCCAGCAAGGTGCGGAGTTGATCCAGGTAATCCTTTCCGACCAGCTTGCCGGTGATCTGCTCGTTGGTGATCGCAGCGCCGTTGTCTTCGGTCCAGCCGCTTTCACGCTTGGGGTATTCGCGGGGGATAGCGCGGCGGCCACCCTTGCCGTCAACGGTGTTCAGCAGGAACTCCACTCCCCGAATGGAGGCAGTCAAACGCTCTTCAAAGCTCATGCAAAGCCTCCTTACGGCATCAGTGACGGGCCGTTATCCACGCGCACCTGCATGCCGGGGGCAACGTCGCGGGAACGGACGGTGATGCGGTCATCGCTGACGCGGATATCGAGGGAAGCATTCACCTTCTGCTCAAACCCATCTTGCCGACTGCCTGACAAACCGGTTGCACCTTCTTGCTGTAATTGCTGCGCCATCATGGCAAAGGCATCTGCATTACTCAGCATGGGTGCTGTTGGCAGCGTCGCCCTTGATACTTGAGCAGCATCGCTTTCGGCCTTCAGCCTCTGCGCTTCTTCTGCTTGGCTGGACGCATAGATAAGGCCAAATGAACCTGTTGCCAGCAATCCTGGGGCCATCTTCTTGAGGGCATTGAACGCTTTCGGGACTTTACCTGTTGGCTTATCTGGGCCGCCTGTTGGGATATCAAAACCGCCCCCCGGCATGTTGACCACATAAACCGGGGTCGCGCCCAGGTCTGCCATGGCACCACCCAAGCCACCTGCTCCGCCCTTGCTGGGCTTGGCCGCATCCCAAACTCCCTTGGTCCACTTGACCGCATCGATCCCCTTCTTGACGGCCACCAGGCCGCCGACCACCAGGGCGATATTCTTGCCGGTCTCCAGCCAGTTCTGAACCGCATCGGGGTCGAGGCTGTTGATGGCATCGGCCAGTTCGGCGATGGGCTCGGCCAGTTGCTGGTTGGCGAACTGGCTCCAGCTATTGCTGACCAGTTGCAGGCTGGCGGCAAAGTCGCCTGCTGCCACGGCGGCATCGTTGAGGGTGGTGCTGCCATCGCCGGAGAGTTTCAGGAACTCGTCGAACGCCTTCACGTCACCAGTCTGGACGAACTCGGCGATCACCGGTTTCAGCGCCCGCTTGGCCTCGTCGGTCAGATTAAGCAGGGAGAGCTTGCTGGAGAGGCCGCCCGACTTGGTGACGATCTCTTCAATCAGCGCAGGCAAGGAGCGCATGACCTCTTTGCCCTGCTTGAGCTGCTCGGGGTCAAACACATCGATATTGCCCAACTGCTTGAGCTTCTTGACGGTATCTGGGCGAGTCAGATCGCGGATGATGGACTCGAAGGCCGTCACCGCCTCGGCGTCAGATCCCACACCCTGGCGGATCACCTGCAGAGCTGCACCCAGCTCTGTCACAGCAGCCGCCCCTTGGCGGCCTGTTGCGGCATAGGCGGCAAAGATCTTGGGGCCCTCTTTGGCCATGTTGCCCAGGGTAAAGGCCCCGCTCTTGCCCTGCAGGTTGAGGGTGTCGATGGCCCGCATGGCCATGTCGTTGTTGGTGATGGCCAGCTTCTTGAACTCAGTGAAGATGCCGCCCACTTCCAGGCCGCCGGCACCGGTGGCCTGGATCACCGCCGCGATATTGGGCAGGTTGGCCATGGCATATTCCAGGTCGCCGGTCTTGGTCAGGATCTCTTCAATGGCGGAGGTTGCTTCGTTCGGGTCAATGCGGATGCCCTTGGTGTTGCTGACGGCGTTGATCTCGTCCTTCAACGCCTTGGCCTTGTCCCGGCTGATCTCGGCGGCAATCGCGATGCGGGAGATCCGGCGGTCCAGTTCGGCATAGCCTTTGACCGTTGCGCCCCCCACCACGGCAGCCCCCAGCGCCATATAGCGACTGCCCATGGCATCGATACCCCGGCCAGCGGCCGCCGTCGACATTTTCAGCATGTTCATGGCTCGCTGATTATTGGCGGCGAACTGGCTCATGCTCTGGGAATATTGCCGCGACTTAGTGGCCAGGTTCCCCGCGAGGTTGATGACAATATCGGTGACGAGTTGCTTGGCCATGGCGATTCCTGTTTATTTTCTTGGCGTGATGGCTTGCTTTAATTGGTCAAAACGGCGCAGCAAGTGGCGTACAGGCAAATATTTCAGCTCGGCTGTGGGGATATATTTACTCATGGCAAACATGATCACCATGACCGGGTCAGCCAGCTGAATCAGATCGCCCCCTGGCCTCAACCCGTTTTGCTAAGTCTTCTGCCAATGCCTGGTCAAGCTCTTGTGCCTTGCGTTGAATCAGATCGAAATCCTCAACGTGGAGTTTGCGGATGATATTGATATCAATCGGCCCCCTCACTTCACCGATATATTCGATCTGGCGGCGCAATAAGCTCAAACCGTATTGGACATCGCTGACATAAGAAACTGCCTTACCGTTGGCAGCGAAACCTATTTTTTCAGCTTCCTGCTGAGCATCGAGCAGATCGCAGGTATTCAGTTCGCGCAGGCCTACTTCACGATAAAGGAGCGACTCATCGCCGCCCCCTTTCGCCTTCAACCCGTGTTCGAGTTCGAAAGTAATCAAGGCCATGGTCAGAGCTCCACCGTCTTATCACCAGTAAACGTGACAGCGATATCGCCAGACTCTTCTCGGAGGGAAGCCAGCGTGTCACCAACACTGGCTCCGGTCATCATATAGCTGACGCCGTTGTCCCCTTCCCATACCAGGGTCGCATCGCGAATGGCGTTGATTTGCATGACGCTCACATCTTCATCGGCGGCAATCACCATTTCCATGCTGGGCGCAGAATATTTGTAGCTCTTGCCAATTACCTTGCCCTTGCCGAGATGCTGGGTGCTGGTATAGCCACCCGGATTGAGCACGCACCCCGGCTTCGTCTTTAACTCTTTACCATTCGCGCGAATGGTCACTTCACCCAGGATTTGTCCCATGGTGGTCTCCTTACAGTTTGAACTGGATCAGGGCTGCGAAGACGCGCAGCTGGTTGACAACGTCCGGGTGGCAGACGCAGTTGAGGCGGTTGCGATCGCTGGTGTCGCGGGTCACATCCAGGGTCTCTTTGAACAGGTCAAAGTTTTCCATCAGGCCCGCACTCACCCAGCCGAGCGCCACTTCCAGGATGGCTTCCTTCATCAGTTGCGGCGTCACTACCGGCTGCGCCGGATCGAGCAGCGCCAGCACGTTGTCATCGGCCAGCTTGTGTCGCGGGTAACGGTTGGTGACCATCACCTTGATGTCATAGCGCATCTTGCCCAGGGTGGCCGGGGTGGTGATGTCCAGGTAGCTGGGGTCGGGGTCGCCATAGCTGTTGAGCTGGTACATCGAGATCTCGCGCTCGATGGCCACCACGTCGCCGGGCTGGATCTGGTGGGTAGCGATACCGGACTTGAGCAGGTTGTTGCGCTCGTCAAAGGCGAAGCGATCTGCCTTGGCCGGGGCCAGGATGCCGGGCAGCACCAGGGTCTGCAGCGGCCGCGCCGGATCGATGGCCAGGTGATAGGCTGCGATGCCGCAATAGCTGGCCGCCCACTCCCAGACCGGGCTCGGCGACTTGCTGGTGCCGATGCAGGAGATCAGGAAGTCGTTGCGGGCCTCGCCGAACGTGATGGTCTCGCCGTAGGTACCACGGAACGCGGTATAGGCGATGGCCTCGCTCATCTTGAGCGGGCCCCAACGTTCGAGCAGCTCGTCACGCAGGGTGTTCAGGCTGGTCGTGTCGTTGAACGGCATCATGATGTGGTTGTACCACTCATCGGGCATCGCACCGATGACGGCGGCCATGTCGGGGGCGCCGGATCCACCGGTCATGGCCACGGTGGTGATGGTCACCCCGGGCGGCAGCTGCTCGCCGGCGTTGTAGTTGTAACGCAGGTCGATGCTGTTGCCGGTCAGGCCCTTCCATTTCGCGGTGATGTTGACCTTGGCGGTGTCGACCCCATCCACGGCGGCGGTCACCGGCAGGTTCTTGGTGGCGGTGATGGCGGCGGCCACGTTGGTGGCGATGGTGGCAGCGGTCGCGGCAGCAGCCACGCCCACCTGCAGCAGCTGGCCAGCGATCAACAGATAGAGGGTGCCTGCCTGGGTGGCGGGGCCGGTGAACTTGAACGACCCGGCCGCCGCCGCGCCGGCGCTGATATCGCCGATGGGCAAGGCGAAGGTGCGAGTGTAGCTGTTGGCCTTGCGGTAGCGCTTGGCGGCCAGCGCCATCATGGAGCCGACACCGAACAGGCTATCGATGGCCGACTCGCTGACCGGCACCTCGACCACCTGCAGCGGCGTGGCGGTACCGGCGTCGCCGCCCGCGTCAATCATCTGGCCGAACAGCATCACGTTCTGATCCTGGGCGATGTTGCCGCTCAGGGCCTGGCTGTTGTCGATCTCGATATAGACGAGCGGCACGCGCACGTCATTGGGGATGGTTCCGAGAGCCATGGTCACTCCTTCACTTGCGGTTTCTTGGTGGCCTTGGCGGCCGGTTTGCCAGCTGATTCATCACCTTTCGAAACAGTCAGGCCGGTATAGGTCACGTCGCCATCCTGAAGACGGCGGATCCAGAAGCTATTGCGGGTAACACGCTCCCCCTCTGCAGCGAGAACGGTGCCATCAGGCTTACGGATGGTCAGCCCCTTGGCTGGTTGTATGTGGATTTCCATCAAGTTCCTCACTCGGTTGATGCTGGCAACTCGATCATTGCCTCGCAGACGGGGGCGCCATCGGCCAGTTCGGCCTTGAAGTTACAGCGCAGGAAGTCATCCAGGGTGGATTCGTCGATGGGTTCATCCAGCGGCCAGTCCTGGCGCCAGGTCACCCCCCAAATGCCCAGCCCAATCTTGTCGATGGCGGTGGTGTAGAGGTTGTCTGACCGTACCCCATCAGGGGCTTTTTTGGCCTGAGTGCCAAGCCACCCACCCTTGATCATCAGCGCCTTGGCCAGACGGCCGGCGATCACCTCGGCCCGCTGGTCTTTGGCATAGGCAAACAGATCAGCGCAGAAGACGAAGGCGGCGAACTCGACAGTGCCGATCAAGCGGTTGCCCTCGTTGTAGTAGTTCACCACCCGCTGGGCGCAAATGCGCACGCCGCCATCCTTGCCACTCATCCAGCGCTTGATGTCGTCCACCTCGTTGAAGCGGCCGATGTGGCGCTCCACGGTCTGGACGCGATCAATCTTGCGATCGGCACCGGGGCCGGTCGCTTCCAGGTAGGGCTTGAGATACTCCACCACGGCCTCGCAGGCCGAAACGGTGCTGCCGATGGTGCCAAAATCGGGGCGACTCATAGGCCTACCTCCTTCATCACGTCTTGCCAGAAGTCGCCGATCACGGCGAGCAGCTCGGTCTGGTTGTCACTGGAGAGCCCCAGGAATTGGCGCTGGGGGATCTCCATCTGGCGGGTGAATGACCTCACCGACTGATACACCGGGAAGGCCAGCGCCTTGCCAAACGCCTGGGTGATGCGGCGGATATGGGCTGGCACCTGCACGGCGCCGCTGAACCCGTCTTGATGCACCCCGGCATAGGCCAGTGCCGACCCCACCCGCACGCTATTGCGTTGCACCTGGTACTCGATGCTGTCATGCAGATAACCCTCACCTTGAAGCAAGCTGTTCCCACCATGGCGGGTCTTGGCGTAGTCCGTTGACCAGGGCGCCCAGGGTGTGCCGTCCGGGGCGGTCTTCTCGTCGCTGATGCGGTGTTTGGTCTGGTTCTCTGCAAACGAACCGATGAGGTCCAGCAGAGCGGCCTTGTGGTCGCTGCGCCCCAGGGTATCGAGCAGGCGCTGATAACGCGCCAGCTCGACGCCATGGGTTGAGACCTCGACCGAGACGGCCATCAGAGCACCCCACGCAGCGAGTCACGGGTGAACAAGCGCTCGCCTTCTTGCACCAGTTCCACCTTGCCGACCGCGCCCTCGGGCGGCATGTCAGGGGTGGGCAGGCCCAGATCCACCTTGCCGGCCGCAATCTCTTTCACCTTGGCGATGGCCCGGTCATAGCGGTCTTGCAGCAGGTTGGTGACTTGGGGATCGCGATCACCCAGCCAGTAGAAGGCGATGACAATGGCCTGGCGCTTGAGCAGATCCGGCACGGTCGGCAGCGGCAGCACAAAGCGACGAGACAGGTAGCCGTTGATTTCGTCATCAGCGGCCGTCAGCGCCTCATCGATCCAGGTATCGTTGAGGGTGTCGGTCGAGCGGTCGAGGGCGAAGTTGTAGAGCATGCCCTCGTCACGGTCGATCAGGTCCTGCTTCGTCGCGTAGATGGCCATGGGTTAGTCCTTGTTCATTTCACTACCGGGTACCACGGTCAGCCAGGAGTCATGGTGAACGCGCTGGGCCTCTTCCGGTGTCAGGTAGCAGCACGGGATCGCGCAGTCGTGGTCATGCGGCACAGCGGCCTTGTCTTCGACCACAAACACCCGGGTGGGGCTGGAGTGCAGGAACTGCACCTTGCAGCGCCAGAAGCCGGCCGGCGACTTGGCCTTGACGTCGAACTGGCCAAGCAGCCAGTCGGGCAGATCGCTGGTCACGGCGTCGCTCAGGTTCTCCCCCTGTTCGCTGGAGGCGCCGATGGCGTTGGCGCTGCCATGGTCACCGGCGTTCTGAGTAGTCGCTGCTGCAGCGGCTGCCTCTGCTTCCAGGCGTGCGGCTTCGGCGTCCGGGTCTACCAGCACGGTCCCGTCTTTGTTCTGTTCGGTTTGCGCTTGCACCAGCTCGGTACCCGCGCCCACTGCAGCAGCATCCAGCTGCGCGCTTTTGTCGTCTGCCTTCTTGCGAGATGCCATCTCAATGCTCCTGTAAAGGTGTGGTAAAGGCGGCTTACACCGCCGAAATCAGGGTTTGCCTTGTGGCCTGCTCAGCGATCAGCAGGATGGAGGTTGCGGTGAACGACCCGTTATTGGAGCGGATCACCGGCTTGGTGCCGTTGGTCACGATGTTCCCGCCCGCATCGATCGAGAAGAACGTGGCCAGCGTGACCGTGTCATCGGTGACCTGCACATCACGGCTCGCCACCAGGCGGTTACCGTTGGTACCGATGAAGTCGAGCTGCATTGAGCGCTGGGCCGACCCACCGGACCAACTGCCCACCAGGTTGAGCTTGAATGAAAGGCTGGTGTCGCTGTTGAAGGCGTTCAGCTTGTCACTCACTGTGTTGAAGAACGGGGCCAGCGTGCCGAACTGCGGCGCAGGCAAGGCTTTTACCCAGGCAATCAGATCGCGGTTGGTATCGGCGGCCAGCACGGCATTCGGTCCGGTCAGGCCTGACCAAAACACCTCGCTCTTCTTGCGCTTGGGCGCCAGGTAGACGTACGACTTTCCAGTCGGCATGGCTTAGCCCTCCGTCACTACCAGCACGCCGCTGCCCGACTGGGCCATCCGCGCGTACAGGTTCTGGGGGGGATCAAAGCTCCAGGCCTCGCGCTGGTCACGGCCAAGGTGATGGCCAACCGTCACGCTCGGGGCAGGCAGCGCAGCATCGGTGCGATAGAGCACGATCTGGTTGGTCTGGTTCTCCAGGGTGCCGCTGCCGGCTGCAGAGACCAGCACCCAGGCATCAGCACTCAGCGCTTTGGTGGTCGTGGCCATGGGGTTCTCCTGGTGGCCTGGGCTTCGACGCTTGAAAGCTCCACCCAGGCCGGGTTGATAAATGCCTGGGCTTCATCGCCGTGAAGCTCTGCCCAGGCCAGCGGGGCGCCGGTTACACCAGGTAACGGGAGACCACGATCTCGACATTGTTGTAGTAGATGTTCGACTCGCCATTTTCGAGGAACTCGCGACCGACAACCTTCCTGGCCGCCGCCTCGTTGCTCGGCCCCACCACCAGGGTGGTGGCCATGGTGCCCAGAGGAGTGCCGTTGGACTTCTTCATGCTGGCCAGCTTGGTCTTGGCCGCTTCGAAGTTGGTCGCATCCAGCACAGTCTTGGAGCCGATGGCAGTCTGCGGGAAGCCGAAGCCGTAGCCATGACGACCATCGACCCCCTGGGCCACCATATTGTTGAACCAGGCGTATTCGCTGGTCGCGCCAACGAAGTCCAGGGAAATGGGTTCGCGTTCCTGGAAGATCACAGGCAGCAGGATTTGGCTATTGTCCAACAGGAACCAGGCAGCACCGGTATCGGTGCTCGGGTCACCGATCACGTTGGAGAAGGTAGTGGCCGGGGTGGTATCCAGCGGGTGGTCGGTATCGAAGAAGTTCTGGCCGTCATAGCAGAGGGTGGAGAAACCCGCCGCCAGCAGGGCATAGGATTTTTTGTCCGGGAACAGAGAGCTTTCCTGACCCCAGGCCCGGGCCAGAACTGCGTACTTGCCGATCTTGTCATCGGCCAGATCTTCGCGCCGGATCTTGATCGAGGCTTCATAGGTGACGTTGGGGATGGCATAACCATGGGACCCCAGCTCTTTGAGCATACGGTCACCGACCCATGCCTCGATACCAGGCAAGTCTTTGAGCCAGCCATAGAACTCGCTGGAGCCAGAGCTCGGCACCTTGGTGGCAATCTTGTCCCACTGCGGCGTGGCACGGTTGAGCCCTTCAACGAAGGCGGCATTAGAGCCGACGGTCAGGGCTTCGATAATCTGCGCTTCAGTAAAAGCCATGGTCAGACTCTCCGATTAATAGTTGGGTTTGTGGTGGCGGTTAGCCAGCCATGTTTCAGGCTTGACGCCCATCGCACGACACAAGGCCAGTTCGTCCTTGCTCAGGGTCGCGCCCTGTTGCTGGGTGGTGGTGCTCACCTGGCTGGCATCGGCGATGACCGGGGCGCTGGCCACGAAGGCGTTGAACTTTTCCTCGCCGCCTTCGGCACGGCACATGCCCAGGAACATCTCTTTATTGGCCGGAGCGACCTTGCCGGCAGCGATGGCGTCATCGACCAGGGCGCTCAGCCGTGCCTCTTCGGTCTGTTGGACCTTGGCTTCGGCGGTGGTGGCGCGGTTCAGGGCCAGCTCGTAGGTCTCTTTCGGGACGAACTTGGTCAGGTCAGGGCCAGCAGCGGCACGGTTCATGGCCAGCTGGTGATCGGCCTTGAGGGTATTGATGGCGGTGAGCGCGGACGCGGTATCCGCATCCGCTCCCAGACCCAGGGCCTGGGTCAGTTCAACGGGCAAGGGCATTGGAATTTCCTCACGGTTCAGGGCAGGGAGTTGATCGAGGTTGGGCTCGTTGGTCAGGCCGACGCTGGCAATGCTCAGCACGGTACCGGCGTCGTCGAAGGTGAAGGCCGGGGAGTAGAAGGCATATTCCTTCTTCTCCAGCATTTCGCGCCCTTCGCTGTTCCAGTCCACCATGCCCCACACTTCGCCGCCGATGTTCTGCAGGGCGAGGATCCAGCCGATGGCCGGGGCCTTCTCGCCCTTGGGGCCTTTGATGTGGGTGGCATGCTCAACGTCGAACGGACGCTTCTTGGTGAACGCGGCCACCACGGCATCCGGTTTGCTGTTGTTCCAGGTGCGCCCATCATTGCCGCTGAATACCCCGGGGGGTACCAGCGGCAGCCAGACCTGTTCGTTGCGCACGGTCTGGCGCGACAAGTCAAAGCAGAGGGCAAGGTGGATCTTGGGCATGGCTCGCTCCGTCACATAACAACCTCCCGCCGGGTGGCTGGGTTGAATGGAACACGGTATGTGTGTGGACGTTGAGAGCATGGCGCCACGGGTCGTGGCGATGTGAGTGACGGTTTTCGTCAGATATCAGGGTGGAGTGACAAGGAAGGGATGCCCGGCGCGAGGTGATGACCGGACATCAACAGGGTACACAGGATCCCGATGGGCGAGAAGAGGGGGCAATGCAACAGACTGGATAAGGAGGCCACCGCGAAGGTTTGTCGCCCCTCACACCATCTTTAAACCCACTTTAAACGGCGTCAGATTCAATTCTGGCACTTTCATGAATACGCTGGCACCAGAAAACGCTCACAGCGGCGCTGAGAGCGTTTGGCGAAGGGTTTGCTCTTTGGCCGCCAAGTCGGTTTTCAGGGCCTGCTGACGCGCCTTGCCCGGGTTGTAGTTCCACCCCGGCTCGATGCCGCTGGGCAATACCTCCACTTCCCCGGTGCGTTTGTTCACCCACTCCCGGTTGCCATCGTTCGGGGCGGCGAACTGATAGCCCTGGGTGCCTTCGAGCTTGGCGTATTCGAACTTGCTGATCTGGCGCACCCAGCAGTGACAGCCCCAGCCGTTCGGCGGCATGTGGGTTTGCCACCAGGGATCATCCACGGGCAGGGTGATGCCGTTCCAGCTCACATGCAGGGCGCGGTGCTCGCGGGCGGGTCCCAGCTGATAGACCAGGTAGGGCATGGCCCGCTTGGTGCGCTCGATGCGCTGCCACTGGCCAGCGGCGCGGGCGGTGCGCATGTTGGTGCGGTAGATGGTCTTGATGCGCCCCTCGCTGCCAAGCTGCACCCGCCGGGTTTCGCCGGTGGCCGGGTCGTCCATCTGCTGAATGCCCCACCACCCGGACTTCACTAGCAGCGGCTTGATGGCGGCAGCGAACTGCTGATAGGTCTGCCCATCGGCCAGGGCTTGTTCGACCAGTGCCCGTACCTCGACCAGCAGATCGGCGTTGAGCATCTTGGCCACGGTGAAGGCGTTGGCGTGCTCTTCCTTCCACACGTCGCGATAGTCAAAGCCGGGCTGCAGCCCCTTTTTCTTGAACCAGTCCAGCGCCTCTTTGGGCGGAAAGGCGGACGCCTTGGGCTCAGGCATCTTGCACATCCCCCATGCCGCGCAAGCGGAAGGTGTAGTCGGCCAGCTGCCGGGTGAACTGCTCGGCGCTCAGCGACTCCTGCAGGGCCAGCAGGCCCGCATTGAACTCGTCGAAGCTGGCGGCCGTGGCGGCCAGCTCGATGATCGGGTTCATGAAGTCCTCGCCGCCCACCTCAACCCAATCGCTCATCGCTTCCTCGGTCAGCTGGTCGATGGCCTGTTCGTTCGGCTGCTGGATCCGGTTGATGGCCAGGCGCTGTTGCTGCCTGTTCATGGCCAGCGGTTGCACGGCTTGCACCTGCATGGCGCTCAGCGGCTGCAGGGTGGTTTCGTCTTTGCCAGGGTCAGCCAGCCCGAACTTGTCACGCAGTTCGCTTTCGCTGACCCGCATTCCCCGGTCAATCAGCGGCATCAGGCTATCGACGGTGACCTTGAGGTCTTCCGGCTCCGGCACCCGGATGCAGACGCGCGGGTATACCTTCTGCACGCCCCAGTTCAGCACGATGAACGGCTTGACCAGGTACTCGTTGATGGTGGCTTCGAGCTGGCGGGCGTCCCACTTGGCGATGTCCAGCCGCACTTCGTTATGCACGTTGGCCTGGGCCATGCTGCTGCCGTTTTCGGTGGTCATGGTCTGGCCCAGCACCAGCTTGCTGATCTCCTCATTGCACCAGCGCACCATGCTTTCGAACAGGGTATCGCCGCCGTTCCCCTTCGCCGTTTCGACCAGCTCGACCATCATGCTGTCGGGGATCACCGCGCCGGCATCGCTGGCGATGGTAGCGATGGCGTTCTTGAGGGTGGCGATCTGCTCGGGGGTGGCGTTGGGGCCGTACTTGCCCACGCGGATGGGGATGCCGAACACTTCGGCGAACGCCCACCAGTCTCGGGTAGTGAAACTCTTGAGCATGTAGAGCACGGCACACTGACGGGCCAAGCCGTTGCGCCAGATGCTCCCGCTCTTGGATCGCGGCAGGTGAACGATGAACTTGTAGGGCTCCAGCGGCTTGCCCTGGGGGGCATCGTCGCTGATAAGCAGGATCTCACTCAGGGTGTCGGCATCTGGCCGCAGGTAGCGGGGGTCGACCCATTTGTAATCCTTGGGCACCCAGGGGTTGACGGTGGTGTCCCACAGGATCTGGCACACCCCCATGCCCTTGCCCAAGCCATCGAGCAGGTCGAAGAAGAGATCCGGCGTTTGGTCGCTGTCCATCAGTCGCCGCACTTCATCCGCCAGTTTCTGATCGGCCGCATCATCGCTGGCCGCTTCCACGCTCGGATCCAGCGATGCGACAGCAAACTTGCGGGTGCGCAGCACGCTGGCGTAGTGCGGATCACGCTCTTCGATCTCTTCGGCCAGGGTCATGTAATCCTGGGGGTTGTTGCCATCGACCACCGAGCGCAGCAGGCCCGCCAGACGCTGGGGGGTGATGGTACTGGCCACGCTGTTGGGGCGCGGGTTGCGCACGCTGGTGGTGTGGGCCAGCGCGACATCTTCGCCGAGCGCCGGTTTGTCTGGCTTATAGGGATTGCCCCATTTGTCGAGAATGCTGGTCACAGTAATCCGCCTCCGATACGCAGGCCACGGGTCAGGTTCATCTGCCGTTGCCCGTCCTGGTCTTTCTGGGGGGCACCCACCTTGGCGATGCGGTGCAGTTCGTAAACATGGCTCTCGGCCCGGCTGGCCAGATAGGCCAGGAAGATAGCGACTGCCGAGTCGCCGTGGCGCTTGTTGCCATCACTGCCCTGGGTGCGGCTGTCGTCGATGCCGGGGGTGCCCCGGTAGATCTGGATCTGCCCCAGGTCGGTGATGATGTCTTCGTGCTTGGGCAGCTCCAGCTCGTCATCTTCAAAGGCCGCCTTGAAGCGCGGCATGTTCTCGCGGTAGAAACCGACCGACAGCATCACCTGCACCACCTCTTGGCCGTAGCGATAGGCTGCCTGTTCGGCCAGGTACTGGCCATTGCCACGGGCATCGAGCCAGATGCCATCCCGGCGCGGCAGGCGATCGCAGATGAAGTAAAGGGCCTGCTCCTGCTGCTTGAATGGCACGTTCTTGAGCTCGACCAGGAACGGTACCCGGCGGCGGGTATCCGGCTTCACCATGATGGGTGCGAACGATGTCAGGTCACCGGAGCGGGCGAAGTCCTCGCCCAGGGCGTGGCGATGACTGCGGTCCAGCTTCATCAGTTCGGGGAAGACCTCGGCCTCCAGCCACTCCTGCATTTCGGCGTTGCGCTCCGATTCGCTGGCACTGTTGAAGGCGGCCGAGCCGGTAAAGCGCAGCACCGGCCCATCAACCCGGCAGGCCCGTTCGCGCAGGCCTCGGCTGATATAGGCGCCGCCGCCGCTCTTGGGTTCGCAGTAGTATTCTTCCCGCGCGTCTTCTTCGGTGGCGGTATCGCGCAGCAGGTTGCGCAGCCACTCGTCCTGCAGCTCTTGGGTCCATGCCTTCTTGGTGACCTGGCAGATGCGCTGATAGAGCCCCTCATTGATGGCCGTCTCGATGTCGATGCGGTGCACGCTGAACCGCTTCTTGCCAGCGCGGCTATCCATGATCAGGGTATTGAACAGGTTCTCGATGCCGTTGTGGGTCGAGATGATGCGCACCTTGCTGCCCCACATGGTCAGCG